AGCGCTGCTGCTACATCGGCTGCGGCAAGCTCTACGTCCCTCGCCCGACCGGCCAACGCGCGGCGCACCTGTACTGCTCGCGGGCCTGCCATGCCGCGACCCGAGCGAAGCGCATGGACCGCCGAGAGTGCCCGGCATGCGGCGACCCGTTCTTCGTCGTGGCGAGCTCGGCGCAACAGACGTGCTCGGTCGATTGCCGGGGCGACATGATGAGCGGCAGGACGTCGAAGCTGGTGCGGTGCGATGGCTGCCATTCGCTGTTCGACCGGCCGCACGAGTGCCCGGGGGATGTGCGGGAGACGTACGGGTATTCGATGTTGGCGCTTGCGGAGGGGTGGTCATGAGCGGTTCATGTGACGGATGCGGTGGCGTCTGCGGTGAGTGCTACTGCGACGAGATCGCGGAGCAAGAGCAGCTGCAGGAGACTCCCGCTGCGGTGCGGTGGCGCAAGGCGGTCGGTCGATTCCGCTTCCTGTGGCACGAGTACGTCGAGGCTGACCCTGCGACGCTGACCGCCGATGCGAAGGCGCTGCGCACACAGATCATCGACCTGGTGGAGCCATGACGCCCGCCCATCTCAAAGCCTGGGCCGACTGGCAGCCCGGGCCGCATCGGGAGTGCGACGTGAGCGCCGTGTTGCCGAGGGCGAGGGCTTGGGTGGCGGCGCTCGTAGGGGGCGTGCTGGCGGTGGTGCTGGTTGCGTGGGCGGTTGTCGCATGACGCTGGTCCGCAGCAGGCCGGTCGCCGTCACCCGGGAGTGCTGCCGTCGCTGCTCGCAAGCCATGGCGCTGCTTGACCTGCTGTGGCCGGACTACGACTACCTGCCGAGGCTGGCGGCCCGCATCGCGCTGACCGGGCGGCACTGGCACTTGTCGGGGTGAGCCACCTGCTAGAAGCAATCCGGTAGCAGCGGACGCCAAGGACGACCGACGCCCCAAGACTCTCCCATACCGAAACGCAGCGTAGAAGCGAAGATCCGGAGCGCGCGCACGCGAACCAGACATGTAACCCTGACATTCGTGGCGCGTCTAGCGTGTGCCCCACGCATATCGTGCAAGTCCGCGCAACTGAACCGATGGTAGGTAGCGGCTAACAGTCTGGCCACACGCAAGATTGGCCCAAGATGACAATTGACCTTGACGGCAAGGCGTGCATGGGCGCATAAGCTGAGGGGTGGAACCTGGCACGAAAGTGTCATTGCGCCAGACGCGACCGGGCAAGACGAGCCCGGCCGTTGTGGTGCAGGCGCGCCTCGCAGCCATCCGTGACGACTACATCGCGCTGAAGGCCGACGCGCAGATTGCAGACGAGCGGTCGCGTGAGTGGGGCATGACCCGCCGCCACGTCAAACGCTACATCGCGGTCGTTCGAGGACGCTACGCCCGCGAGCGCACCGATGCCGACGCCGACTTTCTGCGCCAGCTCGAAGGCGTCGTGGTAGCGAACATCCAGCGCGCCCGCGACACCGAGCAGCGCGCCGCCGACGCAGGCGAGTTCCGCGCCGAGTGCGCCGCCCAGGCCCAGCAGCTTCGCGGGGTCGAGCGGCTGTGTGCGATGCGCGGACTCGACGCGGTGCGCCCGCAAGAGGCTGCCGCCGAAAACCCATTCCACGCCCGCGCCCGCATCATCGCCGAACTGTCGGCGCGCCGCTCGCAGCCGTCCATCGAAGCGACCATCGCCGCCGACGCCCCCGCAACGAACGGGCACGCCAACGGCCACGGCACGAACGGGCGCGTGCATTGACCGCCCCGACGCGCGCCGAGACGCTGCAGCTGGCCGAGCAGGCCCGCGTCCAGGCGCGCCACGCATGGGACCTGTACGAATCGCGGTTCCGCGCATGGGACCGCTTCGGCAAGATGCACGGGGCGTCGTCGCAGCAGGCGATGATGGCCGGCCACTTCGCGGAGATTGCCCGCAAGACAGGCGAGTTCTGGAACATGGTGGCCAGCGAGTACCAGCGCGCCGCCGACACGATGCCGCGCGAGCTCGAGGCCGCCGATGGATAGCGCGCAGCCGCTCGCTCGTCACAGTTGGAACACGACGCCGAGCGACGACGGCAAGCGAATCGCCGCGCGCGTGTGCGTGACGTGCGGCCACGCCGAGACGTGGAACGCGATGCGCGGCATGTTCACGGTCGTTTCGACCCCGATCAAGTCGTGCGTGCCGAAGTCGCGCAAGGGCCTGCGGCTGGGCAACGGCCCCAAGGGCGCGGCGTGACGCACATGGACGCATGGCGCGCGCAGTGGGCTCCAGCATGGGCGCATGGCTGGGCGCGTTGGCTGGCCGAGAACATCTGCATGGCAGCGATGGCCGAGGTGTACTACCCGGGCATGCGGGGGGCCATTCGTGACGGCGAGTGACCGGGAAACCCGAATGGACGCGCGCCGACATCCTGCGGGCCGAGGCGGCAGCGCGGGCGAAGATCCCGCATCGCGGCGCGCGCATGGATGTGCTGCTGGAGCAGTCGGCCCGGCGCGTGGCGGTCATGACCGAGACCGAGGCCAAGCGGATTGGCCGGGTCGTTGCGCGGTCGGCCGATGGGCTGCGGAAGCGTCTCGCACGCACGCCGGGCCGCACGTTCACGGCGTCGGCGCTCAAGGCGCATCTTGCACAGGTGCAGCGCATGCGTGAGGCGCTAGCGGAACGCCTCGGCCCGGCGCTGACCGACGGCGTGACGCGCGCGCAGGCCATGAGCGTTGCCGAGATGCGCAACGAGGTGGTGCAGATGTCGCGCCGCTACGGCGATGCCCGGGCGCTCGACATCGACACGGCGCTGGTCGTCGGCGACACGTCCAGGCTCCTGGTGCAGCGGCTCCAGAGCGCGAGCGCCAAGCGCAGCGTCGAGGCGACGAGCGACATCTCAGACGCGCTCGCTGAGGCGACGTTGCGCGGCATGAGTTTCCGCGAGGCCGGCCAGCTGGTATCGGAGCGGGTCGGCGTGCAAGCGCATTGGGGCGAGCGGTTGGCGCGCACCGAGCTGATCCACGGCTACAACGCCCAGCGCCATGACGTCGCGGTGTCCGAGGGCATGCAGCTTCGGTGGTCGGCGGCACTCGAGCGCACGTGCCCCGTGTGCGGCGCCATGGACGGGCAGACCATCACGCCAGGCGTCGGCCAGTTCGAGGCGCTGGGCGTGCGGTGCGCGCATCCCCCCCTGCACCCTCAGTGCCGTTGTGCAGCGACCCTGTACGACCCTGCCTGGGGCGATTCGTGATTGCGCGCCTCGCCCTCTTTGCGTGGCTCGTGTGGTGGCCGTGGCATCCGGCGCCGCCCGCTGACGAGCCGATACGCACGCAGGGATGCGGCGTGAGCCAGACGCCCGAGCAGCCCGGGTGGGGCGAGACGCTGGGCGGCTGCATCGCGGACGCAGCGGTACGCTACGAGGCCGACTACCGCTTGCTGGTCGAGTGGGCGCGCGTCGTGGTGCCTGGCTTCAAGCTGTGGCCGCACACGCAGCGAATCTTTCGCACCATCGCGCCGGCCATGTCAGGTCACGCGATCCGCTCGTGGCTGTGCGTGCCGCCGCGCTTCGGAAAGACAGAGGCCGCGCTCGTGCTGGCGTCTTGGATGATCTGCAACACGCCGACCGCAGTCGGTTACGTCGCGTACGGCGACGACCTCGCGGTTGACGTGTCCGAGCGATGCCAGGCCATGGTGCGCCGCGCTGGGCATCGACTCGCGAAGGGACGTGCGCGCAAGGATTCATGGTCGGTGCAGGGCGGCGGCGCGATGTACAGCCACGGCATCGGCGGCGGCTGGACCGGCAAGGGCGTCAACCTGCTGATCGCCGACGACATGATCAAGGGCTCGATCGACGCGGCCAGCGGCGGGAAGCGCGACCTGGTGTGGCGGTCGTTCAACCGCGACATCGCATCGCGCCGCACGCCTCCCGAGCACAGCGGGATCATCGGGATCGGCACGCGCTGGCACCCGGACGACCCGAGCGGGCGCATCATTGACGGCCAGTTTGGCGAGGCGTTCGACGTCGTGAACCTGCCGGCGTTGCGCGACGATGGCACGCCGCTGTGTGCCGACCTGCTGCCTATCGTGCAGATCGAGCGCATTCGACGCGCCGACCCGGGCGGCTTCTGGTCGCTCTACATGCAGGACCCGCGACCCGACGGGGCAAGCATCTTCCAGTTGCAGCCGGCACCCATCTTCGAGCGCGCGTCATGGCGCATGGACGGGCACCGCATGGCGATCTTCTGCGACCCGGCCGCCACTGCCAAGACGCACAGCGACCGCAGCGCGTTCGGCGTGTGTGCCATGCGCGGGTTTGGCGATGCATGCGTGATGGATGTGGTCGATGCGGTCCATGCGCGCCTGACGCCGCCGCAGCTCGCCGCGTCCCTGGTCAGCATGTGGCGCTCGTGGAAGGCGCAGGGCGCGGTGATGCCGGTGTGCATCGAGGCGATCGGCACGGGCATCTTCCTGCCCGACCTGGTACGCGCGATGGCACCTGAGATTGCCTCGCACGTCATGGCGATCAAGTCCGGCCCGATCGTCAAGGTCACGGCGGACAAGTACACGCGCAGCCAGCCCCTCGCGCGCGCCTACAACGAGGGCCGCGTGCGATTCGCCGCCGAGTCGTGGACGGCCGGCGCCGTGGCCGAACTGCTCGCGTTCACGGGCCTGGACGATCCGCACGATGACTTCGTCGATTTCGCCGCGCACGGCTGGAACACCCTCTATCGGGCGGCCCCGCAGATGTCCCGCGGCCTGGTTCCCGTCTCCAACCTCTCATTCGGGTAAACCATGCCGACCTTCGCCGACCTCAACCGCACGCACCCGGAGTATCAGCCGGGCTATTGGAAGCTGTGCCGGTTGCTCGCCGATGGTGGCAACGCGCTGCTGACCGACGACGAGGCGATGGCGCGCATTCTCCCGCAGCACGAGGCCGAGCCGAGCACGCAGTACAAGGTCCGGCGCGGGATGGCCTATTACGAGAACATCGTCGCAACCGTGCTCAATTCGATCTGCGCGGGCCTGGGGATCGACCCTATCCGCGTCGAGGCCGATGGCGCGCCGTCCTATTACGACGAGTTCGCCGAGGACGTCAGCCCGCTGGGAGGCCGCGTCTGTTCGCTGGGCGACCTCGTCAAGCAGCTGGTCCACATGGTCATGCTGTACCGGCGCGCGTGGCTGCGCGTGGACATGCCGCCAGCGACCGACTACGGCAACCTCGCGCAGCAGGAGGCCAGCGGTGCGCTGCGCGCCTACGTGGTGCCGCTTGCGCCCGAGTACGTGACCGATTGGGAGGAGACACAGGACGGCACGGGCGAGCTTGCATGGGCACTGTGCCGTGAAGAGTTCTGCGTGCGCGCCGATGTGCTGGCATCGACCAGCACGCGCACGGTGCGTTTCCTGGCCTACGACCGCGAGCAGATTCGCGCGTGGGAATTCGACTACGACAGCACGAAGGCGAAGGCACCCAAGCCCGAGGCGACACCTGACCGCACGTGGGAGATGGCGCACCCGTTCCAGCGCGTGCCCATGTTGCGCTTCGAGCCTGCGCAGCAGTCGGGCGGCCTGTACGCCATGGCCGCGCTCGAGCCGCTTGCTCGCGCACACTTCCAGGCATCGAACGCCCTCGCCTACGCCGAGGCTCGCGTACTGTTCACGCCGCGCACGACGTTCCTGGACGGCGGCAGCCCGGTGGACCCGTTCAATGCTGCACTGTCGGGTGAGGCGGCGAGTTCCGATCGCGCCGTAGCGCAGCCGCACGGCACGGCAAACGTGGTGCAGATGCGCGCGGGTGCTGGCGCAGGCGACCGCGTCGAGTACCCGGCGCCGCCTACCGGGTCGTTCACGCACGCCGCCGAGTCGTGCGCGAGCCTGGTCGAGGCCATGCATCGCGTCGTGCATCAGATGGCGCTGAGCACGCAGAGCACCACTGCGGCGCTTGGTCGCAGCGGTGAGAGCAAGATGGCCGACCGGACCGCGAGCGAGGTTGTGCTGGCGGCGTTCGGCGAGATGGTGCGCACGTTCCTGAGCACCGAGCTCTACCCGATGCTGGCCCGTGGCCGCGACCCGGCGAACCAGGGCGGTGAGCAGGACATCGAGTGGAACGCGAAGGGGATCGCCAAGTTCAGCACGAGCTCGGGCGGCGAGGCGCTGGCCGACGGCCTGAACTGGAACGCGCTGGGCGTACGGTCGGCGACGGCGCACGCGAAGTTCATGGACCGCACGTTTCGCGCCGTGTTCACCGACCAGGCGACCGAGGCCGAATACGAGCAGATGGTGGCCGAGGAAGCGGCGGCGTTCGATGTTGCCAAGCAGCAGGCCGACCGCATGCAGCAGGCGCTCGCGAGCGGCGACGGTGCCGACGACGGCGCGGACGACAAGGCCGAGGACGACGCCGGGGGCGAGCAGCCCGGCAGCGCAAAGGCCGACAACAAGCCCGGCGTGGGCAAGGAGTAGACGCGATGGCAGACGAGCAGAATGGCGGCAACGGCGGTGCAGGCGGTGGCGACGGCGCCCCCAAGTACGTGACGGCCGAGGATGTGCAGCGCATGGTCAACGGCGCGTTGGCCTCGCAGAAGAAGGACATCAGCAAGCTGACCGAGTCGTTCACGGCGCAGCTCGGCGAGCTGACCAAGACGCTCACGGCCGCGAAGCCTGCCGAGGCCGATGACAAGGGCGGCGGCGAGGACGAGAAGCGCAGCGCCGGCAAGCGGATCAAGGATCTGGAGGCACTGGTCAAGGCGAACGCCGACGAGCTGGCCAAGGTCAACGACGCGCGCGCCAAGGCCGAGGCGAAGGCCCGCCAGCGGCGTGAGGAGGGCGTGTTCAGCGCCGCATGGCAGAAGGCCGGCCTCGACACCGGCTTTGCTGGTGACGTGCTGGCGCGGCTGCGCGTGAACGGCGAGATCCGCGTGGACGAGGACGAAGATGTCTACGTCGGCGAGGAACGGATCGACGATTGGGCGAAGAAGCTCGCCACCAGCGACGACGGCAAGCGCTACCAGCCCCCGCGCGCAACGGGTGCGGCCGGCATGGGCGGCCCGGCCAAGACGCCGGCCCAGAACGGCACCATGAGCGTGCAGGAGGCCAGGGGGATCTTCGCGCGGGCGATGATCGGTACCGGGAAGGCGCAGGGCGAGCCGTGATCGCCGCGCTGAACCGCCTGGCCTGCGCCATCAAGGCCGCCCTGGCGCGGATCGTCGAGGACATGAGCGAGCAGCGCCAGCGCGACCACGCCCAGGCCGTGCGCGATGCTGCCGAGGCGGCGAAGCTCGAGGACCTTGCGGCGCGCGCCAGGGCGAAGCGCGTGCGGGACGTGGCGCAGGCATGATCATCGAGCAGAGCGCCAGGTGGTGCGGCTACCTCGCGATGAATATCGCGTGGGCAGCTGTGGAGGAGATGCGCGTCCGTGCGGCGCTGGCGCGCGCCGGCATGGACGAGAACGGGCGGGTCCACGTGACCATGACATTCAACGGATCGGGACCCAAGACGTGCCCGTATAGCGCCCACCATCAGCCGTGTGACTGCGGCGGCGAGGGCGGCGACCGATGAGCGAGAAGCCCCGCATCACTGAGTTGCTGCCCAACAGCATCCCGCGCGTGCGCCGCAACGAGGTGCCGCGCGTGTTCGGGCAGGCTGCCGCCACGCCGCTGTTCTGTGCGAACTGCGGTGTCAACGGCGGGTATGTCCCGGCCGACACGGGCCATGCGTTCTACCTGTGCCCGCCCTGCGCCGAGCGCCTGCCGCCCATCCCGGGCACGGTTGGCATCCCTGACGAGGTGTTCTTTCAGCAGGTGTGGGAGGAGCAGTTGGAGACGTGGGGCCGCGCAGCAACCGAGACCGAACTTCTGCAAGCACTGGACGACAGCAGCAGCACAATCAGCAAGCTCGGCAGGGACCGGGCGAAAGGAATCTGATCCATGCCGATTTTCTACGGACTGACCCCGGCGACGGCCGGCAACCTCACCACCTCGGGCACCCCGAACACGGCGACTGAGACCGCGTTCATCAAGCCCGGGGCGACTCGCACCCTGTACGTGAACCGCTTCGACGTGGCGGGCAAGGGCGCCGGTCTGACCGCCATCAGCGGGATCGCCTTCCGCCTGAAGAAGTGGACCACCGCGAGCACGGCCGGAACCGGCATGACCCCGCAGGCGCGTTCGACGCAGGCCAACTCGGCGACCGCCACGGCGGCCTCGCGCCCCACTGCCGGCTCTGGCGGCGGCGTTCCCGTGCTGGTGTTCTCGTGCGGCGCGGCCGGCCCCGGTGGCTGGGTCGCGGCGAACGCGGACTGCATGCACGACATGCCGGCTGCGAGCGCGGGTAGCTTCGCGCTGGACGATGCGAGCGGCACCGCGTCGATGAACTTCGAGTTCAGCGCCGAGATCGCCGAGTAACCAGGCCATCGCCGGCCGGTGCCAGTACGGGCCGGCCGGCATCGGAGCGCCACATGTACGCTGATCGCGTCCAGGAAACGACCACCACGACCGGCACTGGCACGCTCACGCTGGGCGGCGCCGTGTCGGGGTACCGCACGTTCACGAGCGCGTTCAACGACGGCGAGCGGGTTCGCTACGCGATCGCACTCGGGTCAGAGTGGGAGGTCGGCGACGGCGTGTTCACCGTGTCGGGCACCACGCTGACGCGCGAGAACGTCTACGCGAGCAGCAACAGCAACGCACTCGTGAACTTCTCGGCGGGGAGCAAGAACGTCTGGTGCGACCTGCCGGCTGACGGAATCGCGGACGTGGGCCTGAGTATCGCAATCGCGGGGCTGATGGTCCCGCAGTAGGAGACACCAGTGGCAGGCAACTCGACACCGCAGTTCACGAAGAACGGCAACGTCAACAGCGTCCTCGTGACGGCTGCGAACACGTCCAGCGCGGGCGGTGGCACCATCGCGACCGACATCTTCAAGGCGTTCACCGCCGACACGACCAACGGCGCCTATGTCGAGCGCGTCGATTTCGTGGCAGTGGCGACCACGCCGACCACGACCACGGCGACGGTCGGCCGCGTGTTCCTGTCGTCGCAGACCAGCGGCGCCACGACAAGCGCCAACACATGGCTGATCGGCGAGGTCGCGCTACCCGCAGCGGCGGCGGACAACACAGCGACGGCCACGAATCCGGTGTCGGTTCCGGTCGGCTATCGCATCCCGGCCGGATACACGATCCTTGTCACCAACCACGCCGGCCCAGCCGCGAACAGCAACTGGCGTGCGAACGTCATCGGCGGGGACTACTAGCCGTGATCGACCATTCGCTGCTGCCACCATCGAAGCGAGGCGGTCAGACGCTCGTGGTCGGCAACATCCAGGCGTCGGCCGTGACGGCTACGGGCTGGCAGCGGTGGAGCAAGCCGAAGAACGCCAGCATGATCTACATGCACTGCCAAGGTGGTGGCGGTGGTGGCGGCGGGGGCCTCACGGGTGCGGCCGGATCTGCTCGTGGTGGTGGTGGCGGCGGCGGTTCGGGTGCGTCGGCGCGTCTGCTCATTCCGGCGCGGTTCGTGCCCACTGAGCTGTTCATCCTGGCCGGCCACGGTGGGATCGGCGGCTCGGGCTCTGGCGTCGTGGGCGTCGTTGGCGGGCGGTCCATCATCGCCGACCGAATGAACACGCTGGGCACCGCGGCCGATACCGTGCTCGTGTCAGGTGCGGCAGCGGCGGGCGGTGGCGTCGCGGGTACGGCCGCGGGTGGCCAGGCTGGCGGCGCCGCCGAGACCATCGCGACCAACGCGCTCGGCGTGTACCAGGGCTGGGGCAATTGGACCGCCATCGCTGGTCAGGCAGGCAGCGCGGCCGGCGCGCTCGGCGCTGCGGGTGCGGCGCTGACATGGGGCGGTTCGGGCATCCCGATCAGCGGCGGCACGGGCGGCGGTAGCGTCACAACGACCAATACCGACGTGGCGGGCGGTGCCATCACCGGGGCCGGACGCGTGCCCACGCTCGCGGGCGGCGTCGCGGCTGCCGGTCGCGGCAACGACGGCTACCGCAACCTTGCGGGCATGCTCCACACGGGTGGTACTGGCGGCGGCACCGCGGGCGCTGCGGGCACCGCCGGGGCTGGTGGTCATGCCGGATGGGGCTCGGGCGGCGGCGGTGGCGGGTCGGGCGTGACAGGCGGCGCAGGGGGCAACGGCGGCCCTGGCTGGGTCCTGATCATGTGGTGGTAACTTGGTCGGCATCGGCCCCATATCAGGGCTGCCGATCTCCGCGCTCCCCGATGCGGGCGCGGCGCCGGTTGCGCTAGACGACGGAGGCGACTCCTTCTGGGGCGGCCGACTCGCCGCGTGCGTCGTCGCTGCGGCCGTCGCCGTCACGCAGCCGTGGCAGTACGAGCAACACGACGTGGTGCCAGCGGGCGCCGCTCCGGTGGCGCTCGAAGATGGCGAGGGCCTGCGCGTCACGCCATGGGCAACGGCGGCCACGCCGCTGCAGTCATGGGTGTATGACGACGGGTCGGCCGCGTTCCCTGCGGCGCCGTCCATCGTCGAATGCGCCGACGACTGGCGCGCGCCGGCCCCGTGGCAGGTCTTCGGCCCGCAGCATCCAGTGGCGCACCAGGACGACCCGGCCGGGTCGCTCTACGGTGTCCCTGACGAGCTCCACCGCGCACCATACAGCGGCCCGCCGTGGCAGGCCCCGACCGATGCGGCACGCGCGAGCGTCGAGGCGTGGCGCTATGACGTGCAAGAGCCGGCAGGGTCGCTCTATGGCGTGCCCGATGCTGACCCGTGGCGCGTTGTCGGGCCGCAGGTCGAGGCGCGCAACGTCATCGGGCGGACGGCCGATGACGACTTCGTGCCCGCGCCTGTCCCGCCCGCGCTCGAGGATGGCGGCTGGTCGCAGCCGGCGCCGTGGGCCTCGAGCCTGCCAGCGCAGCCCCGCCACGCATCCGACGACTACGCACCAGCCCTCGCGACCGACGACGAAGGCCGCGCCCCGAACCTGGCGCAGCCGGCCTACCCGCTGCCGCTCGTGGTCGGAGATACGGACCAGTACGCCCCGGCGTTGTCCGTCGATGACGAGGGCCGAGCTCCAGCCCACGCGCCATACGACGCGCGCGTTGCTGTCACGTGGCCGGCCGACGACGACTTGCCGGCACAGGCCCCGCTGGGCGTCGATGAGCTGTACGTGCCCGGCGCGATGCTGCCGCCATGGCAGGCGCAGCACGTGCCGCCCCCGCTCGTGGTGCAGTCGTGGCGCTTCGAGGCGTTGGATCTGCGCGGTCGCACGCACAACGACGCCCCGCCATGGCGCACGGCCGACGCCGGGACAGAGCGGCGAGCGGTCGCGGTAGCGGCAGAGTCACGGTCGGCCAGCGCGGGAACCGAGCGACGAATTGCGACGGTCACATCAGAGTCACGCACCGCAGACGCGGGCGAGGAAGGCGACGACGCATGAGCGCGACATTGGCCGGCTGGGACGACAAGGACCCGACCGACGTGAAAGACTACACGGTCTCGTGGGCGGCCGAGATGGCGGCGCGGTCGGACACCATCGCCACCAGCGTGTTCACGGCGCCGGTCGGCATCACGATCGACTCGCAGAGCAACAGCACGACCACGAGCACGGTATGGCTGAGCGGCGGGACGGCCGACAACAGCTACGAGATCACCTGCACCGTGGTCACGGCGGGCGGGCGCACGCTGCAGCGGTCGGTGTCGCTGCGGGTGGTGAACCGGTGAGTCGTCGCACTGGAGCTGCTCACCAGTGCAGCGATTCCAGTTGACAGCGGGACCGGCTTAGTATCACACTCACATCATCGGCGCACCACTGGCCGAGTACGGACACCGCCACCGTGATTTTCAGGGCGGGCACGTCACGGTCGGCCACGTCAGCGCCACCACGAACAGTTTCATTCGTGGAGGCCACTCGTGGCCGCAGCAGACACAACGGCAGTGAATGGCGCGCTCAGCGTCATCATTCGCGACATCCAGAAGCAGTACAACCACAGCGCCGTCACCCTCGGCCTGCTGCGCAAGGTGCCGAACGACACCGGCAAGCAGGTCAGTTGGGACATCTCGACCGGCACCACCCTCGGCGCGTACATCGCCGAAGGTGCGTCGCAGTCCACCTTCCAGACCTACACGAAGTCGCTCGCGACGCTGCAGACCGCGGAGTACAGCGAAGGCGTCCACATCACCGAGAAGGCGCTGAACGCCGCTGCGCAGTCCGGCCCCGCCGCGCTCGAGAACCTGCTGACCTGGGAGCTGTCCGAGGCCGTCACTCGCCTCACCAAGAAGATCTCCCAGGAGGTCATCAGCGGCAACACTGGCAGCGCGATCGTCGGCATGCTCGCCGCGGGCGCGACCACTGGCGCGATCGGCTCGACCGGCACCTATGCGGGCGTGGATCGCTCGGTCGTCACCCAGCACGCGGGCAACGTCCGCACCAACCCGGCCGGCGCCGGCACCCTGCGCAGCAACTCGCGCGCGGAGATGCGCCAGGCGTGGCGCCTCGCCTACACCGCGAGCGGCATGACCCCGAACCTGATCCTGTGCGGGCCGATCCAGCACCTGAACTACGGCGGCCTCGCTGACCAGTCGCGCGAGCTCAAGCAAGATGTCATGGGGCCGGTCGGCAAGATGGCGATCGACCTCGGCTACAACGTCCTGTCGTTCAACGGCATCCCGGTCGTCGCCGACCCCGACTTCGACACCCTGACCGGCATGGGCACCAAGATGCTCATGCTGAACACCAACTTCCTCGAAGTGGTGCAGCAGCCGTTCTCGTCCACCGTGCTGACCCACCCCGACACCGTCGCGGTCATCCCGCTGATGGCCGGTGACGAGGTGTTGAACGGCACTGGCGGATCGGTCGGCCTGACCGCGCGCCTCAAGCGTCTGCCCGCTGACGGCGGCTTCTTCAAGTGGCAGCTCCTGACGGAACTCCAGCTGCGCCAGCGCCGGAGCAACGCCCACGTCGTGCTGGCGGACCTGGACAACACGTAACATGCCGATGGTCGCACAGACGGTTGACTCGCTCGGGCGCGTTCTGCGCCCTGGCGAGGACCCGCACGAGCCGATCGAGTGCATCTGCACCGCACTCTACAAGGCAAAGCCCGAGGACGAGCCGTCCCCCGTTCGCCATCGCTTCGAGATGGCGGACCCGGGCAGCCCGAACAACCAGCGGGTCATGCGCTACGACGTGACCACCGGGGAGCGATTCCCGGTGCCACGCGGGTACACGATCCCGATGGTGTCGGACGGCGACGGCAACAGCGCCGTTCCGAGCATCCTCGAGTCCCTGGCGCCCGGGTGCGTGCCTGTCACGCATCCCAGGGCGGTGGCGTTCCTGGCCAGCGAGGCGGGGCGTCGTGCGGTGGCCGCGCTGGAGAAGGCGCAGCAGCCGAAGGCGACCAAGTAGCATGGCCCTGACGGAGACCAACCGGGCGGAAATTCGCTGGCTGCTCGGTTGGCCTTTCCGTTTCTTCCAGGACGACACGCGGCTGGAACAGGCGTTTGCGTCACTGGATTCGTACACGGCGAGCAGCGGCAGCACGACCACGGAGACGCGGGTGCTGGCGCTGGTGAGCGAGGCGAAGACGGCGCTGACCGCAGCAACGGCAACGCAAGGAATCCTGATGACGGTGGACCGCGCTGGTTCGGCGGAACTCACCAGGCATCGGGAGTGGTCAGGGCAGATGGCGACGGCGCGGCGGGCGATCAACGAACTGAGCTCGACGCTCAGTTGTCCGGTGCGCAGCGACATCACGAGTGTGGCCCCGAGGACGCACAACAATTCGCAGCCCCCATGGGGCTAGCAGGAAACGGCAATGGCAATCCAGAAGAACATCCCGCTGAACGTCCCGGCATCGGTCGCGGCGGGAACGGCGTTTTCGACCGCTGACGTGGAGGGCGCGTTCTGCACCCTCGCGGTGCAGGGCACCTTCGTAGCGACCCTGCAGCTGCAGGGCTCGTGGGACGGCGGCACGACCTGGATTCAGATCGGGTCGAACATCACCACCGTGAGCATCACCAGCGTGGCCACCCTGGCGCCGCAGATGCGGATCAACACGTCGGCCTTCACCTCGGGCACGCCGGCCGCCTACTTCTGCTGCCGCCAGAGCCAGCAGATCTTCTAGCCCATGCCGGGCACCGCCACACTTCTCGGCAACGTGCTGGGGCAGGTCATCCCAGCGCTTGACGAGGTTCGCACCGCGCTCGAAGCCGCTATCGGCGACAAGCAGTGGTCGGTGTGGCGGTGCGTCGGCTCGTGGTCGGGCACGCGGAGAGGCGAGGGCAGCTATTCGGTCGTCGAGACGCAGATCACGCCGACCCCGAAGGTCGGATGGGCTGACGGCTCGGGACGCCTTCGTTTCGACGCGCTGCCGACCGGGCTGGACGAGACCGGGCAGATCGTGCTGACCGAGGTCAGCCTCACGTACACCGAGGCCGAGCTGAGCGGGCAGACGTCCGACCCGAACGACGAGGTGTTCTACAAGCTCGTTGATGCGCAGGGCGGCGGCATGGCGCCGCGCTACTTCACGGTCAACCGCCCGCCGTCGCCTGACCGTGAGAACGGGCTCGGCTGGATCGTGGCGCTCAACTCCAGGACGGACGCGCCGTGAGCGCGAAGATCAAACTGGACGTCAAGTCGCTCGGATCGGCGCTGCTGAACGACGAGAAGCTGCGCGTCGAGGCCATCCGACGCGGGATGGCGGCCGGCGCCGACCGCGGCGCATCGCTCTTGGTGCGCAAGTCGCGCGGCGTCAACTACATGGGCCAGTACATGAACTCATGGCATGTCCCCATGCGCGCCGACCGGGATCGAGCGCAGGTGCGGAACGACGCGCCGCACGCCGGCATCATCGAGGCGGGCGCTCGCAAGCATGGCGTCAGCGAGGACGGCCGCAAGGCGCTGCTGCAGTGGGTCCTGACGGTGGTCGCGCCGCAGCCCGAGATCGGCCCACTGCCGAAGTCGCGGGCCGACCAGTACGCATTTCAAAACAAGGCTGCGCTGCGCAACGCCCGCAAGGCGCTCCGCTTCGGGTTCGGTGAAGGCGGCGTCAAGGCCGGTAAGAAGGCGCGCGCGAACATCGACGCCGTGATCAAGGCGGCCGAGGGGATCGTATGGAGCATCTGCCGCCGCCTGGCCACCGACGGTGTCAAGGGACACTGGATTGTCCGTGACAATCTGCCCGAACTGCGCCGCCTGGCGCAGCTAGAGATCGGCCGCGAGATCAAGGCTGCTGCCGGCGCACAGGCATTCGCCAAGGCGCTAGCTTCGGTCGGGAGTTCGACACCGTGAGCGTCGTCGTGTTCCAGGCGCTCGACAAGCTGCGGCAGACCGTCGAGGCGGCGATCCCCGACCTGTCCGGGCGCGTGCGCAGCCTGTCGGCCGACGCCGTCACGGTCGAGCCGTTCCCGGGGATGGCGTTCGTGCCGCAGACGTTCACGCCTTCGTTCTACACCGCGCTCGAGGCCGCGCAGCCCAGCGCATCGACGCAGTTGGTGCAGGTCGGCGAGGGCACGCTGCGCATCGAGGTGCGTATCGGCGCCAAGCACCCGGCCCAGCGCGAGGCGCTACAGGATGCGTTCACGGCCCTGTTCCTGGCCGACGATGACGCGCCCGGGTCGCTCACGCTCGACACGGCGCCGCTGACGCTCCAGGGCTACGCGACGGGCTATCAGGCTCCCATCGGCTTCGAGATCGTCACCTGGGAATGGAACGAGGAGCGCGTCTTTGACGTGGCCCGGTTCACGTTCATGGCGATCGACGCGACGATCCCGATCCTGTACCTGCGCGGCGCCACGCCCGGCACCGAGGTCTACACGATCCAGGCGATCCAACTGGCGCTGACCAAGGACCTCACCACCACGCCGAACGCGACGGCGAGCAACCTCACCATCGTGGAAACCGTACAGGTCAACGCGGACGGCGAACTCGTGCCGCCCGTGTGGCCGTAGGAGCCCCAGGCAATGCCCATCGCACCGTATTTTTCAAACAGCGCAAGCGACTGGACGGCGCTGCCGGGCCTGTACATCAGCGAGCGCAACACGCCAACCGCGTTCCTCGGCCTGAACCGTAACAGCGTCGGCACCTGCGGCGAGTGCGTGCGCGGGCCGGTGAACACGCCGATCAGCATCACGGACACGAACTACTTCTACAGCGTCTTTGGTCATCGCGACCAGGGCGGCCCGGTCAGCGTCGGCGGGTCGGTGGTCGGACTCGTGTGGCAGGCGCTGCTCAACAAGCGATTCGGCGAGGTGGTCGTGATTCGCGCCGCCGCCGCTGCTGCCGCCGCTGCATCGCTGACCTGCCTCCAGACCGCGACCAACATCTTCACCGTGACGGCGGCGAACGTTGGAAGCTGGGGCAACAACATCACGCGGCAGATCAAGACGGCCAGCAACGGCAACGCGAACCACCGTGACCTGGAACTGGTCTACCTCGGTGAGACCAAGCTGCTCAAGAACATCAACTGCACCGTGGGCAACGACAACACGGCGGCGGTGCTGGCCGAGGTGTGGCCGGACCCGTATCAGCGGTGGGTCACGCTCACCAAAGCGAACGACGGCACGCCCGACACCGGCAGCGCGACGGCGCTCGCGGGCGGCACGCAGGGCACCATCGCTGACTCGGACTTCACCGGGACTGATGGCCCCATGGAGAAGCTTGCGGCGCGCTCCGGA